CACCATTTTTCTTTTTATTTGTTATTAATCCTTCCAAACCTTCTATTTCTTTGGATGCCATTAAACTTGACAATGGTGGTTTATTTGGATTGATTTGATCAAAATAATTTGTTACATGATCTACTAGTCTATTTCTTTGTGTTTGTTGATAGATCGATGCTTTGATTTCATCAGGCAAATCAGGATCCCAATCTTCAAATTTTCCTGTGCCAGAATTTAAAAAATTCACTAAAGTTGATTTTTTTAGAGACACCTCGTGCATAATACTTCCATCTTTAGTTTTTATTCTAAAATATACGTCAGTAGAAAATGCCTTATTGTTTTTGTAATCAGATCCACCTAATGCACTATATTCACCTTCAGTATCCCAACCACCCATTTCTATTTCAACATCATCACCGTATTCTTTTTTTAAATAATTATGAATAGCACTTCTATTGCCCATAGCTGCTTTAATCCAAGAATCATCAATAATTTTATTTCTTTTTATTTTACCTTTTTTATCTTTTTTATATAAATCTGGAAATTCATCTTCAAGAGCTTTATTAAAATCCATCATAGCATCAGCCATAGCTTGAGCATCTTTGTCATCTAAAGTTGTCATGGTTAATGACATTAACTCACCAGCTTGTGCGAATATTTTTCCAGCGCCACCTGGAACATTCGAAAATGTTGACCATTTTCCAGATTTAGCTCCTGATAAAATACTGTTCATCATTCTTTCTAATCCATCTATATGAGCACCTTTACATTTTACTTTTTCTTTTAAACTTTTATCAAATTCAAATAAAGGTGGGGGTGGACCATCTACTCTCATAGATGAATTCTGTTGAGCCCACTCACCAGTAGTCATATGATTATCTTCATCATCTCCATCAATGTGAGTCTCAAAAGCTTTATTATCTATTTCTCCTATATTTTTTCTTGCTTCATTTCTCTTTTTAACATTTTCTTCTTCATCTTTATTCGGTTTAAATGTAGTTCCACCTTCACCATCAGATTCTATATTATCACCACTTTGTTTTTCTCCCGTTCCTTCTTGCTCTGTCCCTTGTTTTTCATCACCTTTTTTTGGTTTTTCTACTTTTTTCTCTAATTTTTGTTTTGGTTTTTCTTGTGATTTTTCTTTTGGTTCATCTAAACCAGGAAATGCTGATGAAGGATCTTTATGTCTAAATTCTGGTGGAACACCAGACGGATGATCATAATGTTTTACTTTATCATTATGGTCTTTTGGATTATCTGATAATTGAACTGGTGCTTGACCTGTTTCTTTGTTTCCAATCATGTGACCATTAACCCATGCCTTTGCATGTTTGGAATCTGGAAAATAAACAGTTTTATTTAAACCGTGTCTTCTAGCTGCAAATGTACCTTTTGAAGTTTGATAATAATAACCCTTGGCCAATTTAGTATAACCCTTTTTACCCATTTGGCCTTGATCTTTTTGTGCTTGAAGATTTTCTTTGTGTTTTGTTTGAAATGGAGTCCTTTTTTGATCTAAGGACATTTCATAAGTTCTTTCTTCAAGATAATCTTTTTTATAAAATGATTTAAATGAAATGGGCATAATTCAATATCCAATAAAGTTAAATAATTATATCTATTTATATTGAATTATTATTTGGAAAGCATCTTAAAGGCGTTATCAACACCTTTAATCAAGTAAAATTTTCCTAATTTAACATCAGCAACTTTTGTTTTTGTTCCCTCAATACTTTTCTTATTTGCTAAATGTTGTCTCATTGCTTTCATGTTTGGATTTGCAGACTTAGGAATTTTTACTGTATCGTCCCAATTAGTGTATTCCAACTGTTCACCACCTTTGAGTGTAATAATATATTCAATATTACCTCTACCGTGATCCCAATGTAGAACTTGTTTAACTGGGACTTTTAATTGTGCAGCAAACTGCTTAATATTTGCTTCACCTTGTTTTGCTATATTCGCTTCATCAATAATTTGTTTTACTTTTTCATATAATTCATCTTTTCTGCTGAAGCGATTTGGATTGAAATCATCCATGTACATATTAAGTTCATGTTTTTTATTATCAAGATTTGCTACTTGTACATGAAGTCTTTTATTTTTATCATTTGTTCCAAGAATATAGCGATTAGTTTTACCCATAGATGGTTTTTTTGGACCCATAGCAACTTTTCTATCTATCTCATTAGGATCTACTTTATATCCTCTTTTCTTTGCTACCTCATATGAATGTTGCATAGCGGAAGAAAAATCTTTGTGATATAATTGATAGTCAGATTTTTTTGCTTCTTTAAGAACCTCTGTGCCTTCTGATTGAGGCGGTTCATTTGTTACTTCAGGCTCTTCTTGAGCTTTAGGTTCTTCTGGTGTTTCACCATTGACCACTTGCATGATAGATTTATTTAAATTTTCAAATTTTGATTTGTCCTCAAACCACATAATAGTCTCCTAAAAAGTTATCTTATAGAACTATTTAGTTAAAATTGAAATTCCCAAAATCTTTCTTTTGAAATTTATTATCAGTGGCTTTGTCAAAAGCGGGTGTGTCATCATAAGCATCAGATTTTTTAACTTTCTTCCCACCATCAACAACATCATTAATACCAGCTTGTGCAGTTTCTTCAAGATCATATAGTCTCATCTTTTTCCTATCTACTCCAATCATAAATCTTTTATTAAAGGTAGGATCACTATATCTATTTTTTAATTGCTTAACTAATAATTGACCTAATTCTTCAAGTTCTTCTGTTGATATAATAGCAAACATAAAGTCTGCGGTGGCTGGTAAACCAAATGATTCAGATGTATCTTCAAGACCGATATCAGTAGAAGTAAATCCACTCCTTGTTGTTTGGGTCGCTGAAACAACTGGAACATTATACTCAACCGCAAGACCTCTTAGTTCTTCAGCAATAGATTTAATATAAGTATATGAATTAACATATGCACCTGCTTTAATTCTAGATGATGTACATATATTCAAATAATCAATGAATATGATATCAGGTTTAAAATCTCTTTTGAGAGAAAGTTCATTTAGTAAACTTCTGAAATGTTGAGCACCCGCTGAAGCAGTGGGATATTCTTTTATAATTAATTTACCTTTTACTTTGTTTTTAATTTTTTCAACTTTACTATCAAATGTATCCCTTGGCAATTCTTGTATGTCATCAATAGAAACATTCAAAAGATTTGCATCAATTCTCATTGCAATCTTTTCCTCAGCCATTTCCATAGTTACATATAAAACATTCTTTCCTTCATTTAAACAATTTGCAGCAACATGACACATGAATAACGATTTACCTACACCAGTACCAGCCAATGCAATGTTCAATGTTTTATTTGGTAAACCACCTTTGGTTATCTTATTAAAAAAGTCTAAGTCAAATGGGATTCTTTCTTCAACCTTATGGTAGAAATCATAACGATCATCACTATTATCAATGTAATCATGACCAATATTGGGGTCAAAAGTAACACCCAAAGCATCTGTAAGAATTTCAGGAATAGATCCTTTAGTTTTATCAGTTTTATTTCCTGGACTAATGATATTAACACTTTCCATAATTGCATTATACAATGCTCTATCTTGACAAAAGGTTTCAGTAGTGTTAAGTAACCAATCCATATCAGATTCTTCATCTTTATTTTCCTCTAAAAATCCTAAAAGTTTAATACATTTTTCATAATCATCTTCATGTAATCCTGTTGCTTCATTAAGATTAATTGTTAATGCTTCTCTAGATGGTAAATTATTATATGTTGAAATAAAACTATTGACATATTCAAATAAAACTTTTTCAGATCGATCTTCAAAATATTCTGGCTGTAAATAAGGAAGAACCTTGCGAGCGTAAGGTTCATTATAGATAAGATTTTTTAAAATTAAATGTTCAATTCTATCCATTGTTCTCCATGTTTAGGTTTATTATTATTGTAACATAAAGAATATTCAATGTCAAGGCATTTGGAATAAAGCTTTCACCCAATGTTGAGGTTTATTTCTTGCAAATACTACCCAACCAAAGTAATTAGGTTTTCTATTTCTAAAATATGAATTTATAAATTCATCCATTGATCCACCAGTGGTCAAGACATCATCACAAATTAAATATGGATCATCATGATTTCCTGTAGCATAT